TGGTGAAGGCATACTTCGCCGGGCTTTCGCTGAAGGTCGTCTCGTCCAGCAGCGTGTAGACGGTGGTCGCGCCGCAGGTGGCGCTGGTAGTGGTGGCGGTCGAGAGGGCGATGGCGCGCGTCAGCCCTGCCGCCCCGATGATGCGCAGCAGGTCGGCGATCAGGTCATGCGGCACGCCCGTATAGCCGTCCACCAGCACGATCGCGTTCAGCGTCTCGCTGGCGCTGTACGCCGTGTCGCCGTCCGTATTCGCGCAGTACAGCGAACGACGCACATTGTTGTACACCGTCGTGCTGAATGCGCTGGTGATGGCACTGGCATTGGCATAGCTGCTCACGAACGCCGCCGCCAGCGCGGCGATGGCGCTTTCGTCGGCATCGGCGTTGACCATGCGGATGGCGTTGCTCAGCGCCAGCGTCACGCTGTACAGCCCGCCGGCGCGCGCGTTCGCCACGTCGGACACGACCGAGCTGATCCAGGTCGTGGCGCGGTCGGCGATCACGCAGCGCCGATCGACCCCCAGCCCGGTCGTGACCACCGCCGGGCGCGCTGCCCGTCCCCCTCCGCCGATCACCACCCAGTACGTCCCGCTGTACACCAGCAGCACCATGTTCTGCGGGTCGCTCAGGCGGATGTCGCCGTCGGCGCTGAAGATGTTGCCAGTGCGGTCTTTCAGCACCACCACCCGCCCGGCGGCGGTCGAGCGGACGAACAGGCTCGTGCCCGCCTCGGCATTGGCGGTGGTGATCGTGTCGAGGTCGTCCTCGGCGGCTGCGCCCTGCGTGTCGATCTGCATCGCGCTGGCGCTGAACGCCACCACGCCGCTGCTGATCGTCGCGCTGGCATACGCCGCGAACAGATCGACGATCAGGCTGTCCAGGCTGCCGTTGTCGTTCAGATACAGCGGGTTCGGCATCGGATCATCCTTTCGATAAGGGGCATTCTGTCAACCTTCAGATGCTCCCCCTCGCCTCACGGAGAGGGACTTTAACCGCGCGCGTCTGGCTTGTCTCCCCTTCCCTCCTCGTGGGGGAAGGGGTGGGGGGATGGGGGGCGCTGAGCAGTTACCTTTTTTCGCGCTGCGCCCCTACGAGACGGCGATCGCCTGGATGGTCTCGTAGACCTCGACGGTGACCTCGACCTCGCCCTGCCCGCTGGTGCACTCGATGCGCACGATGTGTTCCTGCTGGAGGGGGACGACCGACTCGATCCACTGCGTGACATCGACCTCGAACATGCCCGCACCACCGCTGACGAGCCACGGACCGCCGAGGGCGGTGGTGCGGTCGATGTTGTTGACGAACACGCGCAGCCCGGCGGGAGTCTGCGTGTCCTGCTGCAAGCCGTAGTTGACGGTGATGAAGTCCTCGTTCGTCTCGATGTCGGTCTGCGCCAGGAAGGCTGCGCTTTCGATGCTGACGGGCAGCAGCGCCCGGAAGGTGGCGTTGGTCGCCTGGTCGTACATGATGACATCGCGGTAGTAGTACGGACCCGTCCCTGCGCCGGACTGCAGGATGCTGTGGCGGTGGGTGGTATTGGTCACGGCTGAGCGCGCCGTCGAGATGAAGGCGCGCGTGCGCACCCTGACCCGGCAGCGGTTCAGCCGCTGTGTGGCGTTGGTGAGCACGACGGGCACGGACGCCGGGAAGAACGGGTCGATGACGCGGTCGTACACCCAGGACGAGCGGTTGAAGTACGGCTTCACCGTCACCCCATCCACGCTCAGCTCCTCCAGCGCGCCGATCACCACCCGCGCCGCGTCCTGCGCCTGCCGATCCACGCTGCTCAGCACCAGATCGACGCTCGCGCCCTCCAGCCCCACCCGCTCCGTGACCTCCATCACCCACATGTCACCATCCACGTCGATGAAGTTGCTCACCATCCCATCCCGCTCCACCACGCCGTTATACACCAGCCGCACCTTGTCACCAGGGCGCAGCGTCGTTCGCACCTTGTGCGCCGTCACCTGATACACATCCTGACGCTGGCTGTACCGCGACAGCCACGCCGCCGCCGCGTCATACAGCGCATTTGCGGCATTCTTCTGATCGGCTTCGCTGTTGGTCAGCGGCGCAATATCCCCGAAGCGCCCCATCTTCTCGATCACCCCGTACAGCGCCACCGCCGCGAAGTCCTCCAGAAAATGCTGGTCGATGCCGTTGATGTTGGCAACCTGCCGCGTATACGGTAGATTGCGATCGGCTTTGAAGATCGTCAGCCACGCCTCACCAATCCCCGCGCCGATGGGGTACAGCCGCGTACACACCGCCTCGCTGTTCTGCTCGACGGAGATGGTCTCGATGAGGGCGATCTCGTCGGCGGCGTCGATGGCGGGGGGCGCGCCGATGGGGTTGACCAGCCGCAGCCCCGCCGCCGTGCCAAACGCGCCCACCTCCACCGTGTTGGTAGAAGTCCCGGCGCGCACATGCAAGCCCTGCTGTTGTGCCAGCGCCAGCAGCGCCTTGAACACGCTCACGCCGTCAAAGCGCGCATCTGTCACTTCGCCGCCCGACGCGCTCACCGACCACCCGCTCACCAGCCCCACCAGACTGCTGGCGATCGTGCTCACCGTCTGCGCGCTGTATTTCCGCCCCAGCTTGGTCGAGACGCGCGCCAGCCCGTCCAGATCATCGGGACCCTCCAGATCGAGCGACCAGTCCGCAGGCGTACCGCTCGCCCGCACCTGGCGGATGATGCCGCTGCCGATCTGCCGAGGCGTCACCCCGTCATGCGCCTGAAACCACAGCCGGACGCGCCGCTCGTTCAGCAGCAGCGCCCGCGCCCGTGTGTCTGTCCCCGGCACGCTGAAGCGGATCGTCCCGATGCCGTCCAGCACCCGCGTCACCGCCGCGCTCGTCAGCATCACCGGTCCATCACCGAGACGCGCGCCCGCCGCGCTGTACACATCAGCCCACAATCGCATCGGTTCGTCCTTCCATCAGTACCACGTATCTTCCCACGCCACCGACACCGTCGCCGTCTCACCGCCGCCCAGGATGACGCGGATCGTGTTCGCGCCCGGCTGAAGCCGCAGCCATGCCGGATGCGCCGCGCTGAAGGCAGCCCCATACGCATCCGTGCCGTTCTTGCGCACTGTCAGCCCTTGACAGTTGATCGCCAGCACATCGGCATTCGCCAGCGCCGCCGCATACACGATCTCGTCCGCCACCACCGAGCTGACCATCCGCCGGATCGTCAGCCCGCCCGCGCTGATCGCCGTCGTCGCCGTCACCGTGATCACCGGCTGCGCCACAGCCGTCCCGCTTGCCGTCACCGTGCCATCCGTCAGCGTGCCCGACGCCGAAATGCCCACCGGGCTGCCCGCCGCCGCGCTGTACCACCTCGGATACGCCACCTGAAAATCAACTGTCGCATCGATGATCCGCGCCGAACGCGCGTCATACACTGCCGGAAGGTTAATATTGTTCACCTTCGCCATGCAGTAGCGCATCGCGCCTGCAAACGTCTCAGCCGTCAGCGTCGCCCGCCCCGCCCGCATCATCGCCATCACCGCATCGCGCCGCGCCGCCATGTCCGCCGCCGAAGACGCCACCAGCGTCAGCCGCGCGCGCACAAAGCCAATTTCATTCGGGGCAGGGGCATCCCCCATGTTGTCGAAGCCGCCATCCAGTCCCGGCAGCCGCGTCGTGCGCGGTACGGCATCCCCGAAATTCGTGCGCAGGATTTCGCCGCTCGACGGGATGCTGTCGGGAAAAGTGTACGTCCCAAACGATATAATCCGCTTCATCATCCACGCTCCCGTAACCGCTGCGCGATCGCCACGCCGAACGCATCACCTGCCGCCTGCGCCGCCGCCGGGCTGATCATCGCCTGTGCCGGCAGCGTCACCTGCACATACGTATCCCCGCCGCCACCGGCTGCCACCATCGGCGCACGCCCGCCCATCGGAACATCACCACCAAACCCGCGCGCCCCGCCGCCTGAAATCGGATCAGGCAGAGGCGACGCGCTCAGCAGCCCAAGCGCGCGCAGCAGCTCGTTCACGCTGTCGATGATGCCGCGCAGCACGCCGTTGAAGAAGTTGCCGAACGCCTCCACACCGGGCCGCACATCCTCCCACAGCCCGCGCAGTAGATCGATCAAGCCTTGCACCACCGGGATCACGCTGTGCGTCAGGATGCGCGCGATCAACGGGAAACCCGTGTTGACGGCATATTCCAGTAACGTCTCCAGCGCTGGCGCGACGACATTCCACAGGGAGCGCAGCAGGTCGATGAAGCTGTTGAATGTCGGGATGATCGTGTCCACAATCATCGCGCCGATCATCGGCATCGCCTCGTCCAGAAACCACGCCGCCATCCGCTCCAGCCCTGGTGACACAGCCGCCCAGATGCCGCCCAGACCGTTCACAATATCCTGCACGAACGGCAGGATATGGCTGTCCAGCGATGTACGCAGCGCCGGTACGAGGCTGTCCGTGAACCACGCCGCCATCCCCTCCAGGCGCGGACGTATCGCCTCCCACACCCCGCCGATCGCCTCAAACCCTGCCTGTATGCGCGGCGCAATCTCCCGCTCGACAAACGCCGCCGCTGCTGGCAGCCCGTCCTGCGTAACCCAGTTTGCGAATGCCATCAGGCGCGGCATGATCTGGGTCATCGCCCCGTCCACCACATCCCGCATCCCCATGAAATTCGTAGCATACGCCGTGCCAAGCGCGCCCACCGCGCCGATCACCAGCCCGACCGGTCCCGTGATTGCCGTCAGCGCAAACCCGACCGCCTTCAGCGCCAGCCCCGTCCCGATCAGCGCCGGTCCCGCCACCGCCAGCGCCGCCACCATCCCGGCGATCGCCTGTACCGCCTGCGGATTGGCGACCGCCCACGCCCGCACCCCGGCGATCACCTCCATCAGCGACTCGGAGAACAGCCGCACCTGTGGCGTCAGCATATCGCCGATCACGATACGCAGGTCGTAGACCGTGTTACCCAGCCGGTTCAGCGTGCTTTGCGTCGTCTCGGCGCGCCGGTTCGCCTCTTCCGTCAGCGCCTCATTCGCTGCCCAGGCTGCGTTCGCCTGCACCAGCGCGCCCGTCAATAGGTCTTGCCCGGTCGCCAGGCGCAGCAGCGTATCGCGCACCCGTACATCCTGAAAGCCCATCTGCTCCAACATGCCAACCACATTCTCGCCGGCGTTGTTCATGCGCCGCAGCCCGCTGATAAATGACGCCATCGCCTGTGCAGGCGTCCGCCTGAACGACTCGGCGAATTGCTCGGCGCTCATCCCCGCCACCCGCGCGAACACCGCCACCTTGTCACTGGAGTTGGCGATCTCGGTCGTCATGCCCAGCAGCACGCGCGAGATCGCCGTGCCGCCCGCCTCGGCATTGATGCCGACCGACGAGATCGACGCCGCCAGCGCCATAATCTCCGCCTGCGTCATACCCGCGATGTTGCCCGCGCCCGCGATGCGCTGCGCCATCTCCACAATCTGTGACTCTGTGGTCGCCATCGAGTTGCCCAGATCGACCACCACCGACCCCAAACGCCCGAAATCATCAAACGACATTCGGGTGATCGTCGCAAACTGTGCCAGCGACATCGCCGCCGCATCCACAGACATGTCCGTCGTCATGCCAAGCATGGCGATCGTCTCGGTAAACAGGTCAAGCCCGGCGATCGGCACGCCAAGCTGACCAGCGATCTCCATGATGCGCGCCAGCTCGTTCTGCGCCCCGCGCAGGCTTGACACCGCCGTATCCGGCGAGATCGCCATGCGCAGTATCGACTCGCGCAGGGCGTCAAACCCTTCTTCACTCGTGTCGATCGTCTTTCGCACGCCCGCGAACGCGCTCTCAAAGTCGATCGCCGCCCGCACCGTAGCCGCCAGCGCCGCCGTCGGCAGCGCCATAGCCGCCGTCAGCGCCGCGCCCGCCCCAATCAGCGAGTCCCCGGCGCGGTTCAGCCGCGTCGCCATGCCATCGACAGCCCCGGCAATCTCGCGGATCGGACGCGATGCGTTGTCCACCGCGCGGATGATGACCTCAATCGTGTTCATGTGCCCGCGCCTCCACCGCGCCCTTTGCTTGCCTGTTCGATGCGTTGCTGCTCAACCTTCTGCTCAGCCGCCGCAAACGCCAGATGCAGCCGCACAGTTTCCTCGTCCTGCTCGTACAGCTCACTCGGCGTGCAGCCGTACAGCCGGCACGCCTGATATTCGGCATACTCGATCGGCAGCCCCGCAGCGTTTTCCGTGAATAGGGCGGTCAGCACGGCATCAGCCAGCCGCCTTACCCGTTTGGGTTGTCTGTCCCAGTGATCACGCGCGTCAGGAAGTGCGCCTCGTCAGTCGTCAGCCCCATGAGTACCGACGGATCGCTGCTTGGCAGCGGCATCTCGTCGCCATTCTCATCGACCCAGTTCCAGGCGATCACATGCTTGGCGATCAATATCTCGTTTTCTTCAAGCGCTGCCGCATTCGTCAGCGCCCCTTTTTCTGCCATCTCAAAATAGCGCTTGCTCTCGCCATACGTCCGCGCGCGAATTTCCACCCACGCCCCCTCACCCTGTACTTCGCTCGCGTCCACCCGCTTGGCAAGTGTCAATCGACTTGGCATCGCTGTATCCTTTTTGTACTCAAAGCAAAAAGGGGCATCTTTGCCCCTGTGGGTTTAATCCATCGATCGAAAAAGGGGCATCGCTGCCCCTCTGCTTACGTCGTGGTCGTCGCGTGCGTCACTTCGCCGTTCGGCACGATTTCGGCGCTCACCATGATCGGCGCAGCGCTGGACGCATCGAGCGGGATGGTCAGGCTCGTCAGCAGCACATCCGCCTCGAAGCTGTCTGCGCCCGTCGTATCGCCCGGCACAAATACCCGGATGCGGCGCGTTGTGCCAGGGTAATCAAAATACCAGTCGCGCAGCAGCGCCAGCGCCTCCCCGGATGCCGTCGAGTAGACCGCGTCCAGCCGCATCGTCGCGTCCTGCGCGCACGCCAGCCGCTGCATCCACTTGGAGCCGAACACCCGGAACGTCTCCACTTCCTGCGTCAGCGACATCTCGAACCGGTTGCCCTGTCCGCTGATGTCGATCAGCGTCCCGCTTGCATTCGCCAGGTGAATGCTGACGTTGCACGCATTCACCGCCGTAGTCGTTGCAGTCATGACCTATCCTTTCTACCCGCACGCACACCCGTCGTCAGTTGGTGGCGATAGCAGCATGACCATCTCTTGCTGCCACGCCTGTACCTCATTCGCGCTCACGTCCAGCCTGTCCGCCAGCGCGCCCGCGTCCGCCTCGATCAATTGCGCCCCGTCAACGATGCCCTCGCCGCTCAGCATCGCCGCCCGCGCATCCCACCCCGGTAGCAGCGCCAGCGGCGGCGCAGCCACCAGCGAGATCGCCCCGCGCGCCGCCAGGATGCTGATCTGCCGCTCGTCCAGCAGCCCCGGCGGGATCACATGCCCGCGCTGCACCGTCACCCCGCTCAACCTGTGGATTGCCCTGTACACCGCCATCAGAACACCCACACCGTCACGGCAAAGCGCACGCCCGCATACCCCACCTGCCCATACTCGAACACCACGCGCTCGGCTGACCACCTGAACGCCTGCACCCCCGCCAGCCCGAACAGTGGCTTTGTGCGCTGTGCCTCCAGCGCCGTCTGCACCACCTCAGCAATGCGCAGCGTCTCCGCCGCATCCTCGTTCAGTTGTGCGCGCTGCCTTACGTACACATCGATGTGAAACAGCATCTGTGTCACGCGCACCCCCGCCGTGAACGTTGCCCGGTCGCTGTCAAACCCCGCACTGGTCTCGCTGGTCTGCCAGTACACCTGTGCCGTCGGCAGGTCAGCGATCGCCTCGCTCATGCCGTCCTCGATGCTCACCTGGGCGGCATCCTGCACCCGCACGATCTCCGGCACATCGCGCAGCGCCCCGGCGATCGCGGTACATATCTGTGCTATCGTGATCACCCTCTACCTCCACGCCGCAGCGTAATCTCCGTCACCCGCCGATCCAGTATGCGGATAATTTGCGCCCTGTTCGCCTCCAGCGCCCCGCGCAGGAAACGTCGCGGACGCAGCCCGCCGCGCCGCCCGATCGCCGCCGCCACCGCCCACGCATTCGTGCCATGCCGCCGCGCCCAGGTCGCCAGCGCGCTCGGCGGCGGATAATGCCGCTTCCGTCCCGCGAACGTGCCCGTGCCAAGCTCCATGTGCGGCGCATAGATCACATTGCTCCCCACTGCCGCCACCAGCCCGCTGCCCAGGAACCCATCCGACCGCACTTCAGTGGCGATGCTCGCTCGCAGCCTGCCTGTGTCCACAGGCGCGCGCAGCTTGGCATCTCGCTCCACCAGCAGCCCCGCTTCCTGCATCCCGCGCACCATCGGCGCGCCGTGCAGGTCACTCAGCAGGTTCAGCAGGTTGTTGCGGACTTGTATCGCTTCCCGGATTTCCATCTCCACCGGTCTGTACTGGCGTCGCATCTTTCACCTCACTCGGTCCAACATGCGGCGGCGTTGCTGCCACCAGCGCCTCCAGCACCAGCAGTTGCAGCTTAATCGCGTCAAATCTCTCGGACACATCCTTGCCATAAGTGGACACCGTTTTTTCGACTGCCTCCCTCAGTTGCTCGCGCTGCGTACCATCTGCCGAGCGCGCAGTCACCAGCTCATCAACGACCCGTTCCAGCGCCTCCACAAAGCTCCGGCTTTGCGCCTCGGTAGCCCGCTCCGCCGCCATCGTCGCTGCTGTGTTGCGCTGTACCACCTCAATCAACTGCTGGTGTGTTGCCCCGGCGTTCTTCAGGGCATCCACCGTCGCGTCCTGCATCGGCTTCTGACCACGCACGAAAAACCACACCACCGCCAGCGCCATCAGTACCACCGTCACCTCGATGAACTGAAGCACCCCAAAACTCTCGATCGTACTCATCAGGTCACGCGCTTGATCTACGCCCACCGATACCCGTCTCCTACTGGCAACCCTTGCCAGTTGCTATACCATCGGACGCACAAAGCGCCCCTGCTTGAGGATGCTCGTCACCAGCGGGTCAGCGCCCAGGTACTGCATCATCCCCTGTTCGCCGTTGCCCACTGCATCGTTAAATGCCGACTGCCCGCGTTTGAACTCCCGCACCACCTGAATGGTGCAGGCTTGCTTGATCGCGTCCGGCACGCTGTCGGCATATCCCCACCGCGCCGTCACCCGCACTGTGGTGGCAACGCCATCCTCGCCATCGCCGCCATCCGGGAAATTGCGCCATGCCGCGCGCGGACGCAGCATCAGCCCCTCGAACCGTCCCAGGTTGGGCTTCGGCGCGCTCGGATGCCCCGCGAATGCCATCCAGTCCCCGCTTGCCAGCGCCGTCCATGCCGTCTCGTCCCGATGCCGCACCTCGACCAGCGTCACCTGCACGCACTCGTCGATCAACGCCCATGACTTTGACCGCCCGACGTACTCCCGCGCCGTCGCCGTCGTCACCGCCTCAAACCCATCCGGTCGGCGGCAGTACTGGTCAATCCAGCCGCTCACAGACAGGATCAGCCCCTCGATCACCGTGTCAGTTGCGCCCGGCGCGCCCGACACGTTGCTGCCCATCGTCGCCCGCACATGCTGCACGTCTGTGTATCGCCTGCTCATTTGCGCCACCAGTGAGCAGTGTAGTCCAGCCCCATCAGCGGCGATGTGATCCCGCGCCGTGCGCGGAACTCGTCCACCGCCAGCCGCGTCCCCTGCCAGTGACCATAGTCATCGCAGATGATGATTCCCCCATCCGCCACCTGGTCATACAGCGCATCCAGCGCCGCCAGCGTCGGCGCGTACCAGTCCACATCGATGTGCAGCACCGCGATCGTCCCGATCGCCGCCGCCAATCCCGGCACGGTCATGGTCACATCGCCCTGCACCAGCGTCGGCGTCACCGCCTCCCACAATTCCAGGTGTGCCAGAGCGTCAGCCTTGTCAAAGCGCAGCCATCCTTCGTGCCACTTCGCAGCCGCCTTTGCCCCGTCCACATCCGCAGGCGGGGGAATGCCTTCCCATGTGTCGAACAGCCACAGCGCGCGCCCATCCGCGCCCGCCGCCTCGGTCATCAGCGCCGCCGCGCCACCCAGTCCCGCGCCAACGCTCACGATCGCGCCAGGCACATCACGCATTGCGCCAGCCACCCGCCACAGCTTCGCCAGTCGTTCGCCCGGCTGAATGCTGCCCGCGATCGCCAGGTCGAGCAGTTGCGCCGGCGGCTGGTCAGGCTGTCCCCCCCAGCTCGGATCGCCGTCTCGCCGCACAAAGCCGATCATCCCAACGCCTTTATCGTCCACCACATGCACATCGACGCGCCCCAACCACGCCGCGAACTCGCTGCACGCCTCATACACAGGCGGGCACGCGCGCCATGTCCCGCCAGGTGAGAAGTCATGGAACAGCAGCAGCCCGCCGATTGCCAGCCTGTCCCAGTAGGCGAAGTCCACCCGCACCCGTGCGTGATCGCCATCCACAAAGACCATGTCCCAGTATTCGGTGTGCGTCGCGTTCGGATTGCGCGCCAGGTACGCCGCCGCCGCATCGTGTAAGGCATCGGCTGCCGCTTGCTCGTCATCCGCGGCGCCAGCATCCTGCATCATGTCTAGATAATCGACCGAGCGCGCCTCGACGACCTTGACGTTAGGGTAGGGCGACAAATTCACCCGCGCGATCGCTGCCTCCGCAGCATTCGGGTTCAGCGTGGTGATCGCCGCGTGCGGCGCAGCCTCCGCCATCGTCGCTGCGCTGTAACCGACAGCCGTGCCGATCTCCAGTATGCGACCGCCGTCATACTGCTGTGCCAGCGCATACAGCGCCGCCGCCTGATACCGCTCGACCTCGCGCTTCGGCTTGCGCGCGATCCTGCTGTCGATCCTGTCCAGCGCCTCATCCACGCCGGGCGCATCCTGTGCAATCTGCGCCATAATCTCGTCTGCGCTGCCTGTCAAAATCATAGCTTCAGCTCCTCATAAATCAGGCTGCGCAGCTCGCGCGCCCGCACCGCCCAGGTATGTCCCGCCATCACCCATGCGTACCCGGCATCGGCATATTCGCGCCAGCCGTCCTCGTCCAGCATCGCCGCTATCCGCTGGCGCAGCTCGCCGGTATCCTGCCATTCGGCGTAATGCGTCCCGGCGCGCCGATCCTCGCCCGACACATCCGGCACAGGCGCAGTCAGCAGCGCTGCCCCCGACGCCATCGCGTCCAGCACGCGGTGCGGACGATTGCCCGCAAACTGTGGCAGATTGACTACCACCCGCGCCCGTCCCAACGCCTCGGCATACTGCACCACGTCCAGATGCCCGGTGCTGAGGCTGTAGCCATCCGCGCCGCTCCACTCACGCAGCAGCGCCCGCACCTCGGCGCGTCGGCTGTGCGCCACCCCGCCCGAATTGCAGTGATACGCCACATCGACGCCTTTTTCGCGCGGATAGAACAGTCGATCGTTCACGCAGTACCCCCAGCGCAGCGCAGGCTTGCCCCTGCGTGCGGCGAACCGCTCCAGCCGATCGTGATCCACCAGCACCAGATCGGCGCGTGCTGCCTGTTCCTGTCGCTGTGCCAGATGCGCTGTAGAAAGCGTGCTGTCCACCGCGTAGTAGATCACCGGGATGGCGCTACCCAGATACGCCCCCCAGTTCCCACCGTCCTCGTGCAGAATGACATCAAACCCCGCCCGCTTCAGCGCCCGCGTGTCCATCTGCGACTGTTTGCCAGGCGAAAGATGCTCCCACGTGAACTCAGGCACGGCGTAACTGAAATACCCCGCCTGCCGCCTGTCGCGTTCTCGGCTTGCGCTGTTGTTCTTTACGATCAGCGCCACATGCAGCGGCTTCACGTTCGCCGCTCACCCTTCAGCGCCCGCCATGCTGTATCGCTGTCACCCCGCACACCCGCCGACAGCTTGCCGCGCATCTCCCGCGCCTCCATCTGATTGTGGCGCACAATCTCACGCTCAACCCCATCCTCATACCGCGTCGAGCGGTTCCACTCTGTGCCGAGCGTCAGCACACGGCACGGATGCGCCCACAGCGCCCGATGCAGCGCGGGCTGATCCTGCTGCGCCCAGCGCTGCCATTCGGTCAGCCACGCGCTCAGCACCGCCATCGCCGCCGCCGACCTGCGAAAGGCGATCACCCCGCCATTCCACTGCAATTTGTAGCTGCCGCCCATCGCGTCCCACGTCTCTTCGACTTCCTCCCGATTATTCGGGCGCATCATCGCCGAGCAGACGTGGTACTTGTCGGGATTGCGCGTCAGCACCATGTCATACCCCGCCGCCAATGCCCTGAACATGAAATCGACCGGCTGCATCAGCTCGATGTCCGCATCCAGATACAGGACGTAATCCCAATCTTGTGGCGCAGCATCGTACATCCTCAGCTTTGGCGTCCGCGCGCCGATGTCCACACGCTCCAGCATCACGCAGTCCACGTCAGCGCCGAACGCGCCCGGATCGTCGGTAGCGACCATCACCGGCACGCCTGGCATATGCTGCCCCCAACTGGTCAGCAGCCGCGCCGCGCACGCCCGCGCTGGCGCGCCATACGCCACTGTGTACATCCCGCACGCATAATCAGCCACCGAACCACTCCTTGAACGCTCTGACGTGATCCGCAGCCCACGCCTCAGCCGTGTACCCCGCCACGCACGCCGGCAGCATCGCCTCGTGCTTGCCCACGTCATCCAGCGCCAGCCGCAGCGCCGCCACCATGCCGTCATAATCCCCCGCCGGATAACGCCATATCCCCGGCACATCCGGCAGATCGTCCAGCAGCCCCACGCCGATCGGCACAACCACCTGCACGCCGCACGCCAGCGCCTCGATCGGCGGATACGGCACGCCCTCCACCAGCGACGGACACACCAGCACGTCCAGCGCATGATAAAAGTCCTGCATCCGCTCCCAGGCGTAGTTGGTGGTCGGCACGCCGCCCCACCCGCGCCCGCTGGCGATCAGTCGTACCTGCCTGCTCAGCCGCGACTGAGCCAGCATCCCGATCAGATGCTCGCCTTTGCGACCGGTGCGATAGGTCATGCCCGCCACGCCGACGATCGGCTTGTCACCACGTCGGCGCGCTGACGGTGGCGTGAACTTGCCCAGGTCGATCGGCGGACGCGCCACCGCCGACGGCGACGCCAGCCGCGCGCGATACTGCGCCGCCGTCACGATCCGCCCGTCCACCATACGATCGACCGCAGCCCACCGCCGCGCCTTCTGCGCATCGTTGACTTCGTAATGCGTGAAGTACGCCGCGTTCTTGCCGATCACGCCCTCAAACGACAGATACGGCATGAAATAGTTGAGGTCAGCCGCCCCGTTTGGCTTGTCCGACAACGACCAGCCTGTCTGATCCGCCAGCGCCCGCGCCATGCGTTGCAGCACGTGCGTCGGCGGGGTGGCACACACAACATGCACATTCATTCGCCCGCGCTCCTGTGCCGCACCACCTGACCATGCTCGCCATTGAAGTCCCGCCCCAGCAGCCACATCCGAACCGGCACGCGCCGCAGTGCCCGCATCAGCGCGCCCTGATCCACATGCCGCCAGCGCAGCCACTCCTCGCGCCATGCCTCAAACAACGCCAGCATCCGCGCCGATCGCGTGTTCCATGCAAAGACGCCCGCTTGCATCTGCATCATCTCGCCAAGCTCATCGCGCGTCACCCGTCTCTCCGTGTCGCTGGCATGGCGCAGCATATCCGCGCCTTGCTGCGTGCTGGCGCACATCACCAGGTCAAACCCGCGCTCCAGCGGGGCAAAGAACGCATCAAGCCTGCCAAACACCTCGGTATCGGCATCCATATACAGGCAGTGTTCGGGCAGATCGCGCACCAGGTGCAGCCCTGTTTTCGCTGCGCGCGCCGCCACCGGATGCGCGACCATCGGCGTATCGACGATCACCCGCGTCGCCCCGCGCAGATGCACATCGCTCAGCGCGATCACCGGCATCTCATCCTGACCGTGATGCGTCCTCAGCGACCGGATGCTCTCGCTCGCCATGCGCGTGTATTGCATCCCATACGCGATGTACACCACCCCGCGCCCGCTCATCCTTTCACGCCGCCCCACGCCGGCGGCAGCGGCAGCACACGCGCCTCCGTGCGCCACAGCGCGCGCAGCAGCGCCAGCCCGCCATGACGCTCGGCATCGTCCTGCATCTCGTCGATACAGGCGTCCACCAGCACCCGTGTGCGCGCGTTGTTCGCCAGGAACGCCATGCCCACATGGTAGGTCGGCACACGCAGATCGCCGATCACATCCAGCGTCAGCGCCCTGTCCGCCTCACCGCCCACGTCCATCGCCAGGACGCGGTAATCCGCCATCGGCAGCGCCGCGTCCCACGTCTCCACAGCCGACACTCCATCGCGCAGCCGTCCCGCCGTCAGCGGCATGTTGCCATCCCACCACACGATCTGGCGCGCCGCGTCCTGCTCATCCATCGCATCCGCGATCGCCCGCCACACGTCCAGTATTCCCGCGCCATCGACGACCATGACGTGCATCGCCGGCGACATCGCCAGGATGCAGGTCGCGGTATCCGCCACCCCGCACATCCAGCCTGTACCCACGCCGAAACTTGACCAGCGCCATGCCCGCCTCCTCCAGCTTAGCTGACCGCCTCGTCCCAGGTCGTCGATGCGCTGCCGCTGTTGCGCAGCGCGCCCAGCACCAGCACGCTCACGGTCGCGCTGCCCGACGGCGTCACCTCCACGTTCAGGTAGCGGTAGCCGTCATCAGCCGTCGCGCCTGCCGGGTTGTTCAGGTCGTCCGGGCGCAGGTCGATCACCACCACCGCGCCATCGTCCGAGCCGCCAAGCTGCGTGATGCTCTTGATGGTGTGAGCGTTCGCCCCGCCCGACGTGGTGGCGATCTCCACATCCGCGTCCAGCGTCGTCCCGACGGCGATCGCGTGGATCAGGATCACCAACCGAACATACGCGCTCAGATCGACATAGCCCGTGTTTTGCTCGTTCGTCACGCCGACGAACGACGCGCTGTCCACCAGCGCATAGTTCTCGGCAAAATCAGCATGAATCAGACCGCTCATCTCGTCTTGTCTCCACATCCACAAATAAAAACCGCCTCGCGGCGGTCTACTGGCAAGGGTTGACAGTGGGGGACGGCATCGCTGCCGCCCCCGCTGATGATGGAACCGCTTACGACACCGTGCTGCTCAGCGCAACGAACGGCGACACCTGGGTGACGGTATCCGCCAGCGTCAGCGGAGCCTTCAGCCAGGGCGACCCGTCGTGACGGTGGATCAGCCGGTACGCCGTGCGGTTGCGGCGGAAGCTGCTCTCCGTGCTGGCTTCGAGGCTCGGAGCCTGCCGATCGCCAAACAGGTAGTAGCTCATATCCGCCAGCAAAATATCGCCGGTCGTGCCGATGCGCGGCAGCTTGTCCGTGAACACCACCGGGTAGCCCAGCAGCGTCGCCGGCAGTCCGGCAGCAGCCTCAGCCCAGATGTAATTCCCGTCCGGGTCCTGAAGCGTGCGGAGTGCCATTTTCAGGCTCACGCTGGCATACCACATCAGCCGGTTGGACGGCATCGCCAGCTCATCCATGCGCGCCAGATCGACATAGTCCACACTGTTGAGCGTCTCGCGCGCCACCGTGATCGTCGCGGCGCTCTTCAGGATGCCGAGCGGCTGCCCCACGCCCGTCCCCCTGAAAATCTTATACGCTATCTTCCAGTCCAGCGCGCCCGACATGCCCATGCTGCTCGCCAGGAACGACTCCAGGCTGATGGCGCTGTCCGCCAGCAGGCTGTTGTTCGCCTCGGTGTACACGGTCAGCTCGTGCGCCGTCAGCAGGTGTTCGCCAAACTTCGGCTCGGACTCCTGGCTTTCGTCGCCTTCGTTCTGATAGGTTGCGATTACGCCGCCGAACTGACGCGGCTCCCCTTCCGGCAGCGTCCGCGTGTGATCCAGCACCGGGATCGACACCGTGCGCGAGGTCATGGGCACAGTCGTCACCCGCGACATGATGCCGCCGTCCGCCATCATCAGCGCCTGAAGCTGTGCGACGAATTGCTGAGGCATCAGATACCCGCCCGTCGCGCCCGCCGTCCCGCTCAGCGCCTTGCGATTGCCGATCTGCACGTCCTCGGCATCACGTGCCATCCACGTCAGCCGCGCATCCGCGCGCCCCGTGCTTTTCGCCTCGACAACCGCCTGCACGAATTCGCCGAACGAGTGGAATTCCTCATCGTCCCCATCCAGCGCCGCCGCCTTGCCCACGCCCGGCACATTCGCCAGGTCGATCTTCGCTTCACGCTCGATCGCCGCCAGCACCTGGGCGTCACTCTGCATCTTCTGCGCCCGCTCGCGCAGCGATACCGCCTCGACGCGGTCGGCGTCGCTCACATCCGCCTTCGTCATCAGTTCGCGCGCCTGCGTCAGCAGAGTTTTCGCCTCCGCCACCAGCGCGCTCGCAGTCCTTGCATTCATCACAATCCGCCCTCTGCACTCATATCGAGTGCCATTATCTCCAAAGCCAACATGTCCCGCTCAATCCCATCCAGCGTGAGTGGGGCAATGCCCGGCTCGGCGCTATCTTCTGCATCATCGCCGGGCGCATCATCACGCCCCGCGTTCGCATTCTCATCTGGCAGCCCCGCATCCTTCATCTCGGTCGCCGCTTCGCCTTTCAGCTTGTACCAGGGCGACGCATCCATATCCCGCAGTGCTTCCGGGATCGCCTCGTACACCACCTTCGCCCCGGTCACCAGCGCATCAGTCAGCGCCGTGAACTCGTCCAGCGTGATCAGCCCGTCCTGTAGCCAGAACTTGGGCAGATACTGATCAGCCGCGATGCTGTTGCGCAGCATAACGCCAACCGTTACCGGTCGCTCTTTCGTCTCGTCCGGCGTCGGCAGCGGCAGCGTCTCATCCTCATCTGCGTCGCCCTCGCCGTCGCCCTTGACGCTCACGGTCGTCGTTGCCGGGTTCTGCCCGAAGATGACCGGCGAGTACTCCCACAGCCGCGCCGTCGTGATCACGCGCGCATTCACCTCTTTGCCGTCCTTGCGCGTCCGCTTTTCGTACTTGGCGTCAATGATGTCGAAGCCAACGCTGTACTCGTTCATCGCGCCGGATGCGATGCGCTTGAACACGCCGCCGCCTTCCGGCGTATCCAGCAGATACTGCGTGCGCGTCCACAAGCCGCCCGTCGCCTCCGGGTACTGGCTCAGGATGTCGGGGGGCAGCTCGCCACGCCCAACCTCACGGATTGCCAGCACCTTGCCAATCACCCGCAGCGCAGTGTCCAGGCGATGCTGATCCAGCACCCGTACCCGCCCGCCGCGCTCGCTGATACTCTTTTTAAACGCGCCCGGCTGTATCACATCGTTGCCATTGTCAACGATGCCGAACACGCTCACGATCGCCTCGACGATGCCCGTCTGGGCGTCAATCGCCAGGGTCACCCCTGGCGACCCCTTGACTTCCCTCGGCTGCCCGTCCACGCCTTTGACCACGTGCCCGGCTGCCCGATTTGCCATACCCATCCTATCCTCCTCGCAGCACCGGAATGACCGTGCATCTGCACATCGCGATCTCCTCGATCGGCGCGCCGAGCGTGCCATCACCCGGCTGCATCATCTCGTACCCGCCGACCGTAAATGGCTCTTCCAGGTCGCGCCGCTGGCGATGCGCCTGCCTGTGTGACTCGCGCACGCGGTTGTCCAGCGTCGCCAGCCACTCCTTGCCGCTCACCATCCCGCTTTCCCTGTACACCTGCATCGCCCCCCAGTTGACGGCTTTGGTCGTCTCCGTCCTGGCGATCAGCTCGGCGCGATAGTCGCTGATCCTGTCCATCGCCCATCGCTGGACATCGGGGTCACCGCTCCCGTCGATCCACTGCTGGAACGTCTCTTGCAGCGCCCGCTGCATGTCTGGCACGCTCCACCCCTGATCGATACCTCGGCGGATGATGTCGCCCACCTGATTGCGCGTCGTCTCGCTGATGTTCGTCCAGAACTCCATCGCGTAATCGATGAAGAACGCCTGATCCTCAAGCCGGCGCACATCGAACGCCATGCCCGCCTCTGCCCGCCAGTACCTGCCTGTATCCGCCACCACGCCGCGCACCAGCGGGATGAAGGCTTCGCGCCATCGTTCGCCCGCCAGCTCCAGCACCTTCAGCACATCATCCAGCACCGGCTTCCAGTCGATGGACGCCTTCAGCGCCAGCGCAGCTTGCCGCGCCGTGCCGACCACGATCAGCACCGCGCGCTTGTCATCCTCGAACTGGGCTGCCGCGAATGCGCGGAATGCCTCCTCGTGGCTGATAGCGATGTCGTCCATCGCTTTCGCCTGCCGCTCGCCCGCCGTATCCTGTTCCCCGTCCGCCGGGCTGTCGGCGGGGAACGCTGCTTTTGGGTCAGCAGCCACCGGCTCGTCGGCGTCGGCGTCCGGTTCATCCGCGTCTGGTTCGGCAGCATCACCCGCCACCGGCGCGCCGACCACATTCGTCGGCACATACGCCCGATCGCCGCCCTCGACATCCTCGATCATCAGCCCTACCGCCGTAAACGCGCGGTTAGCGGGCACACCCATCGCCCAGAGCTTGTGTGCCGCGTCGATCTGCTTGTTGATGTCTGCTTGCAGCGCCGGTACAACCGAGAGGTCATACATCACGAATTCGCCAGCCGCATCGTCATTCAGCAGTCGCTGATCGGCTTCTTCAAACATTTTCACTTCAGGCACAAGCACGTCCTGCCAGAACTGCGTGCGCGCCTGGTCGTAATTGCTGTAGGTCGAACGGTTCATGCCCACGCGCGTACCCAGCAGGATCGGCGGCACGCCAAATGCCGACAACACCCGTGACTCGTTGCGCGCGTCCAGCACGTCAAAGCCCAGCTCGTCGAACGTCAGCCCGATCCGCTCGTAGCTGCCGCCCTGATCCATGACAACCGGCTCAGTCCACTTGTCCCAGCCGCCATACTTTTCCGTGAACCGCGCTCGTGCCAGGTCTGCATCTTCTTCTGTCAGCGGGACCTCGAAGCGCAGCACACCCATCGGCATCGCGCCCCGATCGAACAGCACCTTGAGGAATGCCGTCACCGCGTTGTCCGTGTCCACGTCCCGCGCCACCGCCAGCAGCGGCGGCAGCCCATACCCCAACCCCTCCATATCATCCAGCGGGTTGGGATACTTGATGTGCGCCACCGCATCCGGCAGCAGCGGCACGCCGCTCTGATCCGTCAGCCCTGGCGGGATGTAGTAGTAGCCCTGCACATCGTTGTCCCCGGCTATGATCCGCACCCGGTCCGGGCGCAGATTGTACAGCGCCGTCACCGTCCCGTCCTGCGACCGGTCGGCGTAGGTGTATACGTTACCCGCCAGCTCCAGATACGTTTTGCGCTGCTCATTGAACGCGCGCCACGTCTGCCACCGGTTCGGCTGCGCGCACAACCTCACCAGCCGATGCGCATCCGGCAGCCACTCCGGGTTATCATGCGTCCCCCGCGCCGCCACGAGCGGCACGCTCGAAAGTGCCCGCGCCTTGTACCGCACCGGTGCGTACACCAGCGGGTTGATGCGATACCCTTTATCGACATATGCGCGATACTCGTCAGGGATCGCCCACCGCGCCCGCGACCGCATCCACTCAGGGAAGCGGTACACCGCCTTGCGCTCCCGCCCCCCGACTTCTCCCCGCAGCGCCGCCCACGCCGCGCCGATCCGTTCGATCATGCCCATATCAATCCTTTACCGGATCAGAACGCCGCCCGGCGTCAACATCGTTGAACTCAGACCCCACACCAGCGCATCCAGACGATCCGGCGACCGACCGCTTCCGGGCGTCCAGCCAATAAGCTGATCTTCCAACGCCGGGAACTCGCCGACATGGTGAATTTTCCCCTGCTCGTACAGCGCCGCGATCGGCTCCGCGCGCGCCGCCTTGCCTTCAGCGGCACGCACGGTGCGCACCCTGACCTGCGCATCGACAGTCTTAAGGACGTGTGTTGCCATATCGCCGCCCTGATTGACCTCGACGACGATCGCCTGCGCGTTGTACTGCCTCAGTAGCGCCACCGCCCGCCGTCCCCACGCGCTCGGCGAGGCGTGCAGGCTGCCGTCATCCAGCACATATCCATGCCGTTCCCGCCCGACATACGCCATACCGCACACGATGATGCCGGTCTCGTCACCGCCTTCAGTGCCCGCCGGATCGACCGCCACCACCAGCGATGCAAAACGCTCAGGTGCGGACTGCACCCGCGCCGACTCGATCCAGTCGAATTTGAACAGCGCACCATCGTGCGGACGCGGACGCTGCTGATACAGCGCCGAGAAACTGTACTCACCGAGCGTCGCCCTGATCTTGGCGACCTGGTCGGCGCTGTATCGTTCCGCCCAAAGCGGCGCGCCGGGCGCACGGTCGAGCGCGTCGCCATCCTCTGCCAGTGCAGGCAGGCGGATAACGTGCCATTCGTCACCCTGGTCGCGCAGCAGCCGCCCCGCCAGGTCATCCTCGTGCCATCGCGTCATGATGAGCGCGATCGCGCCGTCAGGCTCAAGGCGTGTGTACAGGTCGTTGCTGTACGAGTCCCACACGCGCTGCCTGATCAGCCCGCTCTCCGCGTCTTTACGGTTCTTCACAGGGTCGTCGATCACCAGCAGCGACGCGCCCTTGCCCGTCACCGCGCCAGCAATGCCGACGGCATCCATGCCGCCCTCGCAACCGGCAATGTCCCACGACGAGCGCGCCGCGCTGTCATCCGCCACCCGCACGCCTGGGTAAATGCGCTTGAACGCATCACCCATAACGATATTTCGCACAGCCCGGCTGTGCTTGTCTACCAGCGACGCAGCATAGCCAGTCAAAATAACCCGCCGATCCGGGTTCCGCCCGACAAACCACGCGGGGAACAGACGCGCCACCGTCTGCGACTTGCCATAGCGAGGCGGCACAAAAATCGCCAGCCGACTGATGCCCGCCGCACCACCCGTCTCGATGTACCGCGCCACACCCGCCAGCGCCTCATCAATCAGTTGCAGATGCGCGGCATGACGATACGGCGACCACACCGCACGCTTGAACGCGGTCAGGTCGTCAGCTTCCGCTGCGTGTACCTTCGTCGCGCTTAGCATTCGCGCCCGTTCCAATTTGGACAGAAACGCCAGCTTCTCTAAAGAGTTCGACCGCGAGTTCACTGCCGAACGCCTCCAGTGCCGCTTCCTGGCTGATTTCACCTTGCCGAATGAGTGCGATTGCTTCCGTGCGCCAGTCTTGATATTCGACGACGCTCTTCTCGCTCCACTCATCCCGATAGCGCCGTTTCAGATATTCAATAGCCGCGCGCCAGTCACCCGCCATCGTGGTGACCGTCTCACGCTCCATGACGCGCTTGTACTCGTATGTTTCGCCGTTTCGCTTCACACGCACCTCGGTGAATGTTTCCACCGTCCTCGATTTGTTGGTGTATGGAACCATCGCCGAGCGCAGCGTCTTGATCGCTGTGGCTTTTGCGTCCACGAGCGCGCGTGATACCGCCTCCGCAAACTCCATAAACGGCTCTTCGTCGGCTTCGCCGCGTTTCATCCATTCGTAGAATGTGCTTTGTGCAATCCCGACTTTCGCGCACGTGTCAGCCACCGTCACGCCTGTTTTAAGTTCCCGCACAACCTGCCTTTGCAGTTGCGCGGTTAGTTTGGTGGGTCGCGCCATAAGCTGCCATTCATGATCTCGTCAACGTCGGTTTCGCTCAACCGGAACCATTCTCCCCGCACACGCTTATCCGCATAGTGTTCGTGGAGACGGCTTTCAATCAGTTGCGCCGTAGCCGTCCAGATGCAGCACAGCAGATGAAGCACTGTTCAATGCGCTTATGCGTCGGGCGATGTCGTCTGTGTAGCCAATTTTCGTCAAACCGTTTTCCGCCCAGAGCAGATAAACACATTCACTCGCCCGTGCCCGTTGCCCATTGGTGAGGACAATCTCCTGCACTTCGCCTGCGACCGTCGCTTCAATTTTGCGGATCGGGCGCAGTTTTTCCTGCTCGACAATCGTCAGATCAATACGCTCTGAGCCATCGGCTGCAATGGCGATGTAGTCACGCACATTGGCGGTCTGGTGTACTCTCAACAGCTCCAAAGCTTCTTCAATCGTCACGATTTGCATGGATTGTCTCGCCCTCACGCCACTGTCAACCCTTGCCAGTACAAATAAAACGCCGGGCGCGGATTGCTCCGCCCCGGCACGTATACCTTGCGCGCTTGGGGATAGCCGATATATGGCTGCGCGCCCATCGCAGCATCACACGCACCAGAAAAACCAGCAGGGCAAGCGGGGGAAGTCCTGCCCTGTCAACAGCGTATCATCACTTTTTAAAAAGCGTTAGTACACCCGTGCTACTTTCGGCGCTGAATTTCCTAGCCCGCGCGTTCAGCCTTTCGGACAGGACGCGCCCGTGTGGTGGACGGACGACCATGAGCGATGGCGATCTGCCTGATCCGCGCCGGGTCGAACCGCAGTTCCCGCGCGATGTCGGCATAGTTCAGACCATCATCCATCATCCGCAGTACAATCTGCGCAAGTTCGCGCTTGTCACGATACTTTTTCGCCTGTAATGTCGTTTGAGCCACACAGGGGAATCGCATTTTGTTCGTAATCAAAAGCCAGTCCCTCAGCAGTTCAACAATCTCACGTTCCTCATCTGTAAGCACATCTACTGGACGCGCAATGTCATCAGTGACGCCCAATAGATAATCCACAGACACGCCAAATGTCTGTGCGATAGCGACGAGCGTGTCCACGCGCGGTAGAAATCCACCTTTCTCCCATTCGGCGATCCGCTGCTGAGAGACATCCATCCGCGCTCCGAATTCTTCTTGCGTCAGTCGTTCTTTTTGTCTGATTGCTTTCAAGCGGGATGCAAATAGTTTCGCGTTTGACATTGTGTCCTCCTGTTACACAGATTACACGTTTTACGTGTATTGACACAACACGTAAAGGTGGTATGATTACCGTAGCGGTATATTTAACACGGAGATACGTGTATGCAGAGGAATAAGCTCGTAGATATAGCCGAAAAACGGGGTGTCTCCCCGCTCGATCTGGTCATCGCCGCCCTGCGTGAAAACGGTGGAAGCGCCGCCCGCGCAGCAGCCGCATTGGGCGTTACCGAAACGACAATCCGGTATTGGATGAACGGTCGTATCCGTGTGACACGCCGCACCGTCGTTGACATCGAACTGGTGACGCAGCAATGACGCGGGCAACTGCTTACCCCGAACGAGACATCTTCACCCCTATGGCTGTCGGCGCATTGGCTGATGCGGGGTTCCGCTGTTTGACCAACCAGAAGATCATCCCGCTTGGCACGACCGATAACTGGAAAACGCCGACGGGGGAAACGCTTCGCCATTTCAAGTATGCCGATGTCGTCGCTACCCGCTGCGGCACTCAGCGCGAGCTGATTGTCGAAGTGAAAGCGTTTCATTACCCCTGTTTCGCGGCGGGAGCCATCGAGCAGGTGCGGCATTACGGGCAGTGCGAAGCTGCAAGGAATCAGAGTCTTGCCCGCATCTTCCCCGACAATCTCCGCTTCAATATGCCCGCTGCGCCTGTGCTGGCGATTGCCATGCCCACCACGCCGCGCCACCGGCAGCGCATCGCCGGCATGTGCCGCGATGCCGGCGTTCACCTGATCGACCTGTCAGGCGAGGTAATCATCCCCGACGCCCTGCTCGATGCGATGGTGCAGCCATGACCCGTGACTTCGTGTTGCACACCGTTCATACCGAGGACCCCGACGCGCCCTCCCTCGACGAGCTGATGCGCCGCGCCGTCCCGCTGTTCGCTCGCCTCATCAATGACGCCCGCCGCGCCGAGGCATCTCAATCTGCCCATACCAATCACCTCCAGGAGGACGCCCAAACCAATACCCCCACGCTACACCCCATCGCGCCCGCTGCACCAAATCGCCTCGAAATGGAGCCGAAATCGCCATGAATGCCCGCCCAAATATCGCCCAAATCGCTGCCGTCCTCATCGTGCTGGTCGTCGCCGCCTTCCATGACGAGCGCCAGCGCCGCCAGCGCCAGCGCCGCGCCCGCCTGTTCCGCCGCATGGAACAGGATGCACGCCATGACTGAGCGCGGCTGCGTCGATGTTGCCGGCGACGAGGACGGCGAAATCTGGCTCATGCGCGGGAACGCAGCCAACTACTCGCTCCGCGTCACAAAGGACGAAAACGACATGACCACCACCACCAGGCAGAAGCCGCTGCGCGACATCGAAGAAACCATCCTGTCGTTTGTGCGCAGCACCTATGCCACCAACGGCATAGCGCCGTCCATCCGCGAGATTTGCAATCATCTCCCGGACAATCCCTCCACCAGCGTCGTCCAGTACAACCTCGAATCGCTGATCACGCGAGGGCTGCTCCGCTACGCCGGGACCGGCAGAGGGCAGGCACGCAGCATCGTGCCCGCTGACGCCGGCAGCGCCAGCGCCCAGGAGATCATCGCCCGCATGGTCGCCTGTCTCGCCGACGGCGAAGACCCGCGCCAGACACTCCGTGATCTCGCCGTTACCACCCTGTCACCGTTCCAATCGAACGTGCTGACGCAACTATCACGCCGCTACCCGATCAAGGCATATCCCGCCGCGATCGCCGTCGTCCTGGGCGCAGCCACCGACGACGTGCAGACGGCGCTCATCCGCCTGCGCGACCTCGGTCTCGCCCGCAACGCCTACGGCAAGATGTGGGAGGCGATCTTATGAGGTTCCCCGATCACGAAGTACTGCGCGGTGACTACCTGGTCATCGCCACGCGGATCGACACCAGCAACAAGAAGCATTTCGATGTCGTCGGCAAAGCCGACACCCTTGCCGATGAGCGCCGCCGCCACGAGGACCTCGGCAAACAGCGTGAGAGCATCGCCCGGATGCTCTATGCCCTTGGCGTCGATACCGAGCGCGCCAGCGGCACATGGATGACCGGCGATTTTGTGGCTGGAGATTACATTGCCAGCCATGCCTTTTGGCTGATCGACGGTGCAGCCATCGGCTGCGATCAGATACGCGAGCGGCTTGTCGTCTCCCCTGCCTTCAGCGTCACCGATGACGAGTGGCCCGACCCGATCGGGACTATCGGCAATATCAGCAGCGTCAACAGCGCTCAGGATAACGCCCAACCTCATCGACGCAGCCCGCGCCCAGACCGCCATCATCGCTGCCCGCCGCGCCACCCCGCCGCCCCCGCCCGAACCGCACTACCTCGTAGGCACGTTCGGTCTCGACTCCAGCGAGATCATGCGTCTGGCGGACTGGCTCAACCAGCACGCCGCGAACTACAGCCCGATGCACCAGATTGCAATCGTCGACACCGACGGTATCACGCCGACGATCGTCGTCACCTTGCAGCGCATTATCCCGTTCGATCGCGCCGAGGACTAGCATGAACCTCTCCGTCCCCCCATCGCTCTGGACGCCCGATGCGGCGTCCCTCCCGCCCATCATCACCCTGCTGGCTGACCCGCGTTCCGGGCAGCCGACCACCATCGCCGTGCCCGCGCCCGCCGCGCGGGACGGTACGTTGAACTACCGCGTGCCCACAAACTGGGCGACACTTGCAGACGCCCACGCCGCGCTGCTCAGCCTGGGCTACAACCATCGCGGTACAACCGACGCCTCGCCCGCGCGCAGCAAGCGCATTGGCGTCGGCGGCGCAGCCCCCGCCCAGTACGAGTACCATCTGGCAAATTTACAAGCGCTTGACACCAACTACCTTCAGGTCGTCCGCATTGCTGATCTGGTCATTGACCAGCAGGTGCAATCTCGCGCGCAGCCCAATATCGAGGCGATCGACCGCTATGCCGAGGCGTACCGCCGCGGGGACAAATTCCCGCCGCTCATCGTCTTCCGGCACGGGACAGCACTTATTCTTGCAGACGGCTTCACCCGCGCGGCGGCCGCCACCGCAGCAGGAATAAACAGTCATGCGGCATACATCTACGTTGGCGATTTGCGTGCCGCCACTTTGCACGCCGCAGCCGCAAACCTGAAACACGGCGCTCTGCCAACTGATGCCGACCGCCGCCATGCAGCATCCCGCCTGCTTACCGACCCCGAATGGTCGCAATGGTCGGATCGGGAAATCTCCCGGCGTACCGGGTATTCCCGCACCAGCGTCGCCAAGCTCCGCGAGTCGCTCGCCGCGCGCACCCCCGACGCCCCACCCCCCGCCGATACCCGCACCTATACCCGCGCAGGCGTCACGCAGACCATGCGCACACAGGGCATCGGCAGCCGCCCCGCGCGTGTTGGCAGCGCCGCCAGCGCGCCGGAAGCAACGGACGCCCCGCCGCCGTCCGAACCCGCCCGCCGTATTGACGACGGCGGCTATCAGGACGCCATCGCCACAGCCATCGCCGCCCGCGCAGCCACCCGTGCCGAGCGCAACACGCCCGGCGCACACATGCGCGTCCAGCTCGCAACCCTCGGCATCCACGCCGATCGCGTTGTTGCGCACAAGGACGGCAGCTATACCGCCGCCTGGTGGGAGACGTGCAATTCACACGCCGACGCCCGCCAGTCCGCAGCCGCGCGCATCGACGCCTTCCGGCGCGCCGGCATCGACATTATCGACACCGGCGCTGACCTCGACGCGACAATGAGCGTCATGGGCATCCACACCCCCATGATCCGCTTCCGCACCGCCGACCCCAACGCAGCCGCCCCGACGCCTGCACCATCATCCCGCTACGCCATCGGCGACCGCGTGCAGGTCACCAGAGAGGACGGCAGCGTCACAACTGGCACAATCCGCCAGATCGGGGACAACGACACCACCACCTACCGCGACCGGCGCGCCGGTAAATACGCCGTCCACTTGGATAAGAGCCGCTCTACACACTGGTATCCAGCCACCCATCTCTATCCGCTCCCGCCAGAGCCGGAGCAGGCGCGCTCCACCTTCAGCGCGCAGCAGATCATCAACGCGCGCACAGGCGCACTGCGCAGCCGAGCCGTGATCGAGGTGCGCGTCATCACGCGCAACGGGTTGTGCTTCGTCCAGTCAGCCGACGACCTGCGCTGGAATCGTCAGCGCCAAATCGCCCAGATGCGCATCCCGGCGACTGGCAGCGCCGCCGAGGAATGGATCGACCTCCCCGATGAGGCGATCGCCGAATTCGCCCAGGCGGAAAATCTCGACTGGCTCCGTCCAGACGGCACTGTCTTTCGCGCTGCCGACTCCATCGCCGCCATCAAGGAACCCGCCACCGTTCCCCCCGCCCCGGAGCCGGACGCCGACGACGACGGCTATGGCGACGGCATGGGCGATAACGTCGTCCACCACCCATCGCACTGGGATGCCCGCGACGACGACGACGAACCCGTCGTGATCACCGGCACCGTCACGTCCCCGTCCACGCGCCCCGCCTACTCGCCGCCCGTCCCGCCGAAGGTGACCTATCTCTCCATCGCTGATTTCTCGTATGCCATCGACGGGCATCCCACTGACGATCAGATCGCCGCCCTCAACAAGCTGGAGTCCGCCGCGCACGACTTCCTGCTTCTGTGGCGCGCCCTGGGCGCAAGCGGTATCCGCATCGCGTTCACCCAGCCAGAGGAGACCAACGCCTGATGAGCATCAAGGTCACATCGTGGGTCTGGGAATATGCACAATACGAGGGAACGAAGCTCCTCGTCCTGCTCGCCATCGCGGATTTTTGCGATGACGGTGGGGTCTGCTATCCCGGTGTCGATCGCATCGCCCAGAAAGCCCGCACTGGTAAGCGCAACTGCCAGTCCATCCTGAGCCAGCTTCAGGCGGATGGCTGTTTGCAGGTCGAGATCGGCGCGGGCATAAGGACCGATCACGGTCGCACGAATCGTTACCAACTGCTGGGCTACCAGCGCGCCATAGGGATGCACTCCAGTTCATCCCACCCCATGAATCACATTGCATCGGGTGATCTCCAGGACACCCCTGGGGTGATCTCCACAACACCCCAAGGGATGAATCCCGGATCACCCAAACCATCAGTACAACCACCAGTTGATCCGTCAGTAAAGAGTCGTAGTGGTAGTGGTGATCGCGCGTGCGAACCCGTCGATCAGCCGATCACCGCCACCCCTGACCCCGCACTGATCGCCGCTGCCGATCCGGTCGCAGCGCCCACCGCGCAGCCGCTCCCGCCGCGCCCCACCATCTACGCCGTTTACGAAGACAATATCGGCTTGCTCACCTCCATCGTCCGCGACGAGCTGCTCGACGCCCTGACCACCTACACCGAGGCATGGGTCGCCGAAGCCATCGCCATCGCCGCGCGTCAGAACCGCCGCTCGTGGGCATACGCGCTCGGCGTCCTCAAACGCTGGGCGCGTGACGGCAAAGACGCCGCCCCGCCGCCCGCCAAATCCACCCAACCCGCCGCAGGCACGACACAGGCATCGACCGCTGACCGTCGCGTGCCCGTCGCGCCTGAACGTGCCGCACCCCTTACCAGCCCATTCAAACGTCAGGACAAAATATCATGACCACACCATCATCCACGCCCCGGCGTGCTGCCTTTACGCCACCCACCGGCAGCTTTCCCCCCCGCCACTGCGAACGCTGCAAAGGCGGCATGTACATCGATGCCCCGCACACCGATCCGATCTACGCCGCCATCGGCGCAACTCAGATGCAGCCTTGCCCGGTCTGCAATGCCGCCGAGCTGCCGTCGTGCAACCTGTGTGGCGACGTGGGGTGGGTGCGCCTTGAAGTTCCGCTCTCCCATCCGCAGTTCGGTCGTCCCGTCCGTTGCCCCAACAACTGCGCCACCGTCCAGCAGCAGACCGCCGCGCGTGCCGATCGCGCCCGTCGTCTCTCCCGCCTCCCAACCGATTACCAGAACTGCACATTTGCAGCGTTCGATACCTATCTCGACGAGGAAACGCAGGTAGGCAAACTCAACGCCCGGCGCGCTGCCGGCATGTTCGTTGACGCCGCCGATTCCAATTTCTTTATCGACGCTGGCAGCTTCGTCGGCAGCGATCTGCACGGCGAGATGCGCAACTGGCTGATCTTCACCGGACCGCATGGACGCGGAAAGACGGGAATGGCATGCAGTATTGTCAACGCCCTCAGCGCGTCCGGGCGCAGTGTGCTGTACATCCGCTTGCAGGACTTTTTCACCGCGGTTCAGCGCCGCTACCGTGAGGACTGGGAGGCGCACGGCGATCGTGACGACTTCGACAAGTTATCCTCGTCCGCCGTTGTCGATGAGGTCAAGTCTGCGCCCGTTCTGATCATTGATGAATGGTTCATCACCGAGGGACGCCCCACCGAGACCGCCAACAAGCGCGACTTGCTGGAAAACCTCATGCGCTACCGCAGCGCCGAACGCTTGCCGACCATCATCACCACCAATCACACCATCGACAAACTTGAGGACGCATGGGGCACAACAGCCGTCAGCGTGGTACGTGCCCGCTCGTTCGTCATTCCCATGACCGGTCTGGCGTTGCGCCCTGACGCCATCCACATTCCCGCCTGAGCGCAGAGAACAGGAGACTCACACCCATGACCCCCATACCTGCCATCACCATCCACCAGCCCTGGGCGCAGTTTATCGCCCTGGGCGCAAAGAAATACGAGACGCGAAGCTGGCACACCCCGCTGCGGGGTGTGATCGCCATCCACGCCGGCAAAAACACGGATGAGCTGGACGACATCGATGACAACATCTCGATCGCCCGCAGCATGTCCGAAGCCGCCCGCGCGCATTACTTTGCAACGAATGGGCGCGGACGCTTCCTGATGGCACTGCGATCGACATTTCTCGACGCGGGATTTAAAAAATCGCTCGATCTGCCTCTCGGCGCTGTCCTGGGCATCGCCCGCCTTATCGCCTGTCACTCGACCACCTCAATGTCGCTCGACAACCTGAGCGAGCGCGAAAAGCTGTTCGGCAACTTCTGCCCAGGTCGTTTCGCCTGGGAACTGGAGATGGTGCAGGTATTCGCCGCCCCGATCCCCGCGCGCGGCGGACAGCGCATCTGGAATTGGACGCCGCCAGTCGGCATCGAGGTGACGCAATGACGCCGCAACTGTCAACCCTTGCCAGTACACGTCCCCTCTGCGCCTGGGCATCCCGCCACGCGCCGACCATTGATCTGCGTGCTGCGCTCGCAGCCGCCGACTATCGCATCGTCCAGGTACGCGATGCGCGCGAGCCGGTGTGCTCGCTCATCTGGATGGATATTGTCATCAAGTGCGCCGCTATCCCTGACGTGGTCGTGATCGTCACCCGCCACCAGCAGTATCTGCCCCTGCTGCGCCACATCACGCGCGCAGCCCCCGCCACGCGGATGATCTTCGCGCCCATGCAGCTAGTTGACGGCGATTGGGTGTGGTCAGGGGCATGGCGGCATTACTGCCTGCTGCCCGACGGCACATCCACCGTCACGCCCTGGCAGCCAACCCCGGAGGCGCAGCCATGATCAGCCAACGCACATGGCTGTACCTCAACATCATCGCCGCGCTGCTGCTGTTGGCAGCCTTCATCACCTGCGTTCACTGCATCTGCGGCATTCCGCCGCTGGAGGTCTATGCACCATGACCAAGCGAGCCGATCGCCTGATCTTCACCTTCGTCGTCACCCTGTCGCGCCCAGGCAGCCTCTACCGCGCCCACCTGACCGACGACAACACCGTGATCGCGCACGGCGAGACACCCATGCTCGCCATTCGCGCACTCGCCGACCACCTCGCGGAAGAAGACGCCCGCGACCAGTCCCGCAGCAAGCCTATCCGTCCTTCACTTACCAAATAGGAGCCACACATGTCCCGCAGACCCCGCCCCGCCGCACCACCCATCAGCATGACAATCGGTTTAGATATGGGATACGGCTATACCAAAGCCGTGACCGCCAGCGACAGTATTATCTTCCCATCCGTGATGGGTCAGGCGGGCAATATCAACTTCCGCGCCGAAGAGATCACCAGCAAATACCCCGGCATGACGCTGCTGGATAAGGCGGATCGCCTCTGGCTTGGCGACCTCGCACTCTCGCAGTTGCGCACCACGCAGCTTCGACGGCTGCGCGCCCGCGCCACCACCGGGGACAACGAGATCGCCAACGACTTCCGCCGCCGCCTGATGCTTGCCGCCATCGGTCTGCTCGGCGCGCGCGCCAACGTCGAGGAGACGCTGCACGTACAGATTGCCACCGGCTTACCGGTCGATCACATGCTTGATGCCATCGACCTGAAAACCAATCTGATCGGCACACACCTGATCAAGACTGACAGCGCCGCTTTTATCGCCAACGTCACCGACGTGTTCGTCATGCCGCAGCCCTACGGCAGCATGTACGCCGAGTCACTCACGCCGACAGGGGCGATCAACAAACACTACACCTACACCCGCACCGGCGTATGCGACATCGGGACCTACACGCTGGACATCGCCGTCGATGACGACATGGAATACATCGCCTCCGAGAGCGGCAGCCTCGAAGCTGGTCTCTATCTGGCGCATGAATATATCGCCGAAGCCATCAACGCCCGTCACCGCGAACGCCCGTCACAGCGTGTTGTCGAAGACGTGATCAAGCACGGCTACTTTTCCGCTTTCGGCGAACGCGAGGACATGCGCGCCGAGGTCGAGCAGGCACTCAAACCCCTCCGGGAAGCAGTCGTCACGCTGGCGAACGACCGTTGGGGACGCGGTATGAACCTTGAGGTGATCTACCTCACAGGTGGCGGAGCGCCGCTCGTGGCAAGCGCCATGCGCGCCATCTACCGGCACGCCCATGTACTGGAAAACCCGGTGTTCGCCAATGCGCGCGGATACCTCCAATTCGCCTTGTTCAAAGCGCAGTCATAAGAAAGGAGACGGCAAAGGTGTATACAGCCTGTATACCGCTGTATACACCCCCGCCAACCACCATGACCACGCGCCGCAATCGCCGCATCACCCTGACCGTGCAGCTCAAGCCAGACGATGACACCGACCTGATCGTCTGGACGCGCACCGTCGCGCCGGGCGGCATGAATGCGGCGCTCAAGGCGCTCATGCGTGCCGCGCTCGACCTGCCACAGCCGCCGACAACCGCCGCCGCTGCTGACATGACCAGCATCGACGCGCGCATCGACGCACAGCAGCGCGTTATCGAGCAGCTTCGCGCCGACCTTGCCGACGTGCGTCGGCAGCTCACACAGGGACACGTCAACCGTGCCGCCGTCGCCCCCACACCCGCCGCCGCAACGCAGGACGATCGCCCCGCCGTCAGCGATGACGTGGTGGCGCTGCGTGCCAAACGCCTTAACCGTCAATCCTGGTAACTGTAAAAGGACATAAGCCCATGACAAACGAACCGCGCCCATTCACCCCGGCTTCCCGGCGACTGTTCACACTCATCCTGGCTTCGCTCGTCATTACGCCAGGAACCCGCAATAAGTGGTTGGCGGTGCTGCGCTGGTTCATCAATCCGCCCGTGCGCCGCGCCACCGTCGCACAGGCGAAGGCGCGCACGCGCTCAATACTCGACGACGTGCGAGCTGAAAGACCGGAGCTTGACGACGAGTTAGCCTCGCTGCTCGTTTTGGCTGAGGTCTGGCGGGATAACGCATGATGCCTACCCCGCTCAAATACCAGTCCCGCCTCTACGCCGCCGCCGCCATGCTGCGTGCCGCGCAGGACGGCGCAACGTCCTACGCCGACGCGCTGATCCATCTGTTCATCGCGTCCATGACGGACTCATATCAACGCGCCTTCTGGTTCGTCCACGCCCAGGGCGAGGTGACGATCTCGCAACTTGCCGACCACGCCGTCACCTCGACTCCCGCCGCCAGTCTCATGCTGCTGGACATGTATCACTGCCATGTCCTGACAAGGCGGACGGTGAAGACCGACACGGGTTGGCGTTTTGGCTTCAAAGGGTACGCCTATCGCGTGGACGACGCCTTCGCTGCCGTCCGCCCGGATTTTCTTCAGCACATTCGCCGCTCAAACAAGAGGAAATAACCCCATGATCGTCAACGCAACGCTCAGCATGACCATCGAACTGTTTTTCAAGACCTTTGCCATCACAGCCCGTGAAGGCATCCCCTTCCTCGACGACGTGCGCATCATCTCCGTGAGCCGCGCACCCGGCACTGACCAGTACCGTGTAGCTCTCGACGCCGCCGAAGGCTACGCTTACACCAACGTCCCCGCCTCACGCATCATCACCATTCGCATGAAAGCGGGGCGCTGATCATGCCGCTCAATCCGAACCTCACCAGTACTGCTCATGACGCCATCGTCCATTCTGACCAAACAGGAGACCATAATGCCCCGTCCGCGCAAGGCACGTAATCTCATTGTCCTGATCGACCAGCAGCAGGGCACAAGCTGGTCAGATCGCGTGGTCGAGATCATCGACCAGACCGATCGCGCCATCGGCGACATCACGCAGCAGGTGCTGCGTGCGCGCGGCGCGACGATCGTCACCGTCGTGCAAGCTGATAACTGGCAACCCTTGCCAGGTGACGAGTCGCCCACACCATGATCGACCCGCTCGCACTGCTCACCGCCTACCGCGCCGCCTGCATTGCAGCCGACATCGACCCGGCAACCGGCCCGCAGTCGGCATACCAGGTCATCAACGCCCGCTCAGCCGCACGCCGTCTCGCGCGCCAGCGTTCGGCGTGGTGGCAGGCGGTCGAGTGGGGCGAGCCAGGTCGCTGCCGCTCCGAAACCGAATACATTGCGCTCTACTTTGTCGATGCCGCCGCCCGCCGCTGGCGGCATCGCTCGGCGCACCGCCGCCACCCCAACCACGACCGCACACTGCGCCAGCTCGTCCAGTCCCGCACCACTCACACATAAAGGAGACACACCCATGCCCGCAAAGCCCAAAGCACCATACCCGTTCGTGCCGCACACGCTGGAGCCGACCAGCCCCGGCACGCGCTGCACCACCTGCGGTCGCGCCTGGAAGACACAGCCCGCCGACCCGGACGCCCCGCGTTGCCCTGGCGTCCCTGTCTATCAGTGGCAGCCATGGCCCGCTGACCTCCACACCGCCAGGCAGATCGCCGACGCCGGCAGGATACCAGGCGCGGTGCGTGGCGTCATCTGGCACAGCCGATCGACCGACGGCGTGCTGCCGCTCTACCGCATGGACGAAGCCACGCCCAAGCCGCCGCTCAGTCCCGCTCGTGCCGCCGGCATCGCCAAAGCAAAGCAGACCAGCCGCGCAGCGCGTACCTGCACCGTGTGCAGCGATGTGGTCAGCCGCCGCAGCGACTTGGCTGATCACATGTGCCGTCTCTGCTTCACCCGCAACATGCTTGTTGTCCGCCGCGACGCAGCCATCGCCTGGGCGCGCCGCATCCTGACACAGGATGCCGTCGTCATCGCTGTGGATACCAGCACCCACGATGAGACCATGCACGACGAGATCATCAATGTCAGCGTCACCAGTGTGACCGGGCAAGTGCTGCTTACCACATACGCCCGCCCATTGCGGTCTGGCTTTATCGACTGGAACGGCTTCCCGCTTGATGCGCTGGCAGACGCGCCCCAGTGGTCGAGTGTCGCCGCCGACCTGTACCCGCTGCTGCACAATCGTCAGGTCATCGCCTGGGACGATCTCTTTGTCCGCAGGATGATCAGCCGGTCATGCTGTATGCGTCGTATGCCATCCGTCGATGCCGGCGAGTGGCACGACCTCGCCAGCTACTACGCTGAATACAAGCAGGCGTACAACTGGGACAAGGACAAGTACGACTACCTCGACGCCACGCTCTCACAGGCGCACTTTGTCATGGTTCCCGCCGACCGTCTGCCACAGACCGCCAACGCCAACACCGCGCGCATTGTCGCATTAATCCGCGCCCTCGCCGCCCAACCCACCACCGATATGACCGGAGATCAATCATGACATTCATCGAAGAAAAGCCCGCCGCCGCACTGCATGTCCCATTTTACGAAGACGCTGACGCCAAAGCCGCGCCAGGGTATAGCACCAGCAAAAACCCGGAGGCGCTCCAGGCAGAGATCATCATGCTGATCGACAAGATGGGCGGCAGCCAGCCCATGTTTCGTGCCGGAATGTTCGAGATGGACGGACGCGAGCGCTATGGCTACGTCCTCGATTTCAGGTTCGTCGGAATGCCTGCTGCCCTGAAGGTGGCAGGGCTACCCATGCGCAGCGAAACGCCGACCAAAAAGCGTCAGGTGCAGGCGCACGCGCTGTATGTCATCCGCGAATGGTTGATCTCGCAGAAGACCGCGCGGCTGTTCTCTCCCGGCAGCGAACCGTTGGCGCAATACATCTTTACATCCAGCGCTGATGGCATCACCTTCGGCGAATTTGTCGTCTCTGGTCAGCTCGCGTCCCTGCTGCTCAACGCACCGGGCGCACAAACCCCATGACCGACATCGCTGTCCGCGCTTAGCCATCGCATCCACAAACACGACCCCACCCCGCCGCAATGCAGCCGTCGCAGACGGACGCATTACAGTCTCCCATCGGCATATTCAGCATGGCTGATTGCTCGGCGGGGTGGGGAGCGAGCTAAAAGCTCGCCACCTCAGTCGCCGGTGGAGGCTGCGTGTCGCGCTCACGCGCGTTACCCCGCCGTCACCCTGGGGTGTCGGCGTGTGTGTGAATGCGACCCGTCGCATTCACCGGGCGCACCTGCGGCAGCGCCCAACCGCCCCCGCACAACCCCATACACCCCGCAATGCAGCCACTCATACGGCGCTGCCTGGCAGCAGCGCCAGCGCCGCCGCGCGCCGCCGCACGCCCCCGCTGGAGGCGTCGCCAGGTAAAATACCTGTCTCCTCAGTCGCCGGAGGGTCTGGTGTGCCGCGCTCACACGCGCCACCGCTGCCAGCGCATCCTGATGCGCGCCAGCGCACCAACCCGGCACGCCATGCCGACACGCAGCACCCGCCGCCCTGTGTCGATTTTGCTTCTGACCCACAAATTTTGTGGGTCAACCCGCGCTTGTACTGTGCTAGACTGTCAATAACGTTTTATCAGCGGAAGCTCTTGGATCACTGATAGGTATGGGGATATTTGTGCTCGTAGTGTTGTTCTTGGGCGTTGATCTCAGTGATGTGCAGCAGCTCGTCACCAATGCCGGCGGGTGGATTTCCGGGCTTATTTCCTTCCCTACCTTCCCCTAGAATCAAAAAAGCCGCGCCACTGGCAACCCTTGCCAGTAGCGCGGCACTCAACCACACCCACACTTACCCCTTGCTCGCTTCACCCCCGCCCGGAACCGGCACGCCCGCCTCGGCGAACGCCTGCCGCACCGCCTGCTTGATGTAATCCGCCAGCGCATCATCCAGCTTATGAGGCGTACTCTCTACGTACTCCGTCAGTTGCGTTTCGGCACTGCCATACGCCGCCGCCAGCATCGCATCAAGCGCATTCGGCAGCACGCCCAACACCGCCTTCACGACGCCCCGGATGAACACGCCAAAAAGGGCGATGACCACCACCGCCGCCGCCAGGATTGCCAGCACGACGCCTTCGCTGATGCCGCCAGCCCCCTCCACCACGATCGGCGCCACGTCCGGCACTGCCACCTCCGTCGCCACCGCTACCGGCGTCTCGGTCACGTCCTGACCCGCCACCACGCCGACACCCGCCAGCGCCACCAGCACCACGATCAACCCCACCAGCAACTTACGCATCACATCATCCTTTGGCGCACAGCGCCCTAAGCCGTCTCGTGACGGCGAACCTCACGCATCACCCCCGATCACCGCGTCGATCGACGCCACCTGGGCGCGCAGCGCATCAGCCACCCCTGCCAGCACCGTCTGAAACCCGGCATGCCGCGCCTCCGCCGCCGCCAGCGCCGCCTCCAGTTCCGCGATGCGCGCCTCTTTCTCCGCGATCGCCGTGCGCGCCGCCGCCAGCGCCGCGATGCCCGCCTCGATCTGTTCGTTCAGCGTCATGATCATCTCCTCGTAATCGACCTGCATCAACCGAAATACCCCCTGCCGGGGATACACGCTGCGCGGCAGCCCCGGCGCGGGCGAAGACCCCGTCCAGCCTGCTGGCGCTGCCATGCTCAGCCCCGCCAGGCGCACCGTCACGGGCGCGCCGTCATGCACGAACGCCTGCCCAGCCTCCGCCGGGTTCAGCGCGTTGACCAGCACATACCGCCGTCCCCGCTCCAGCCGCCGATCGTCCAGGCTGATCGGCAGCGCCTCCGCGCCCTGGTGATTGATCACGGCGATGTTCGCCAGGTGCGCCCCGCCCCCTTCGATCGGGTACTGGCGCACCTGCGGCGGCGGGTCGCCGAAGATGACGCGGCTGTTCAGGTCATAGCCGGTGCGCCTGCGCCACCCGTCGATGTCGAACCAGCCCTCGCCGTTGATGGCGAAGATGCGCCGGTTCGGTCTCCGCGTATAGTAGGTGTTGTTGTCCCACGTCCAGCCCGTGCCGACCTCCTCTGCGGGTCGGCACGGGCAGCTACACCTCCGCGCGCACCTCCACCGTGCCGACCGCCAGCGGCGGTGCAGTCCGCCCGTTCGTCAGGACAGCCACCAGCTCATACGGATAC